CAGATGCTGCAAGGGGGAAAGATGCTGTAGAAGTATTCTTTGAAGAATCAGGAGCATTTGGTACACCTGGACTTTTAAAACAATCTTATAAAGCAACTGAGGATTGTGTAATGGCAGGGGCAATTAAGACAGGGCTTATTACTGTTTTTGGTACATCAGGGGATATGAAAGGAGGAACAGCAGATTATGCTGATATGTTCCAAAGACCTCAAGCTTTTGATTTACTTCCATTTAGAAATATATGGGATGAAGATAGTAAAGATATGAGTGTAGGGTTCTTTCATCCAATTAATTGGAACATGGAAGGTTTCTATGATAAAAATGGTAATTCTGATAAAGATGGAGCCAAAAGATTAGAAATAATGACTAGAGAAAATCTAGTTAAACATGGAGCAACCTCAACAGAAATTCAACAAAGGATGCAAGAAAAACCTCTTGGTCCTGGAGAAGCCTTTGCTGCTGTATCTGTAAATAACTTTCCAGTTCTAGAATTAAAAAGACAACTTCAAATTGTTAAAGGAAAAGGTTGGCAAGAAACAAAAGGTACTCCAGTTAATATGTATTATAAAGATGGTAAGATTGTAGCTGAACCAATTATGGATGGAACTGCTAAACCAATTACAAGTTATTATAATGTACCTACAGATAAAAGAGGATGCCCAATGATATATGAACAACCAATAGCTAATCCTCCAGTAGGATTGTATAAGATTGGTTATGACCCTATTAGACAAGACCAAGGTACATCTTTAGCATCTATTATAGTATATAAGAGTCACCATTTAGGTACACAGCATCATGATATTATAGTTGCTGAATATATAGGGAGAATGGAAACTGCTTCAGATATAGATAGAATAGCAGAAATGTTTGCAGATTTATATGGTACAAAAATTATGTATGAAAATGAAGTCACAGGAGTAAAAACATATTTCCAAAGAATAAAAAGATTAAATTTACTAGCTGCTCAACCAGATAGAGTTATAAGTAAAAATATAAAAAATTCAAAAGTAGCAAGAATTTATGGTTGTCATATGAATAACCAATTAAAAGATGCAGGAGAAAGATATGTAAAAGAATGGCTACTTACAGTTTTAGACTATGATGAGCATGGAAATAAAATCACAGTTATTGATAAGATATACTCTATAAGAATACTTGAGGAGTTAATAGCTTATAATAGAGATGGTAACTTTGATGCTGTTTCTGCATTATTTATGTGCATGTTTCAAGTGCAAGAAGAAGTCTTAGGTAAAACTTTTAGTGAAGCTAATGAAAATAAGACTGCAAAAAAACTTCTTGAAATGATGAAGAATATGTACAAAAAGAATTAACTTTGTAAAAAATATAATAAATGGAACAAACTAAGCCAAAGAAAAATGAAAGGTTGAGCTCTAGTCAAAAAAATGCCAATAAAAAACAATGGTATAAAGACAAAGCAAATGAATTAGATGCTGAACATAATGGTTTAACAATATCTTATGGAGGAATTTCTGACTATAAGAGAATGAAAGTTAACTATAATCTTTTCAATAATATATTAGACCTTAAGGACTTTGAATATGTATGTAAACCTTTTGGTTCTGAATCAGGGGAATTACCAGCTACTATGGTAAATAGAGATATATCTTCTGGTAAGATTAAAGCTCTTTTAGGTATGGAGATGAAAAGACCTTTTTCTTGGAAAGTAGTTGCAACTAATCCAGAAGCTACTACTCGTAAAGAACAAGCTGAATTTGGAAAGATAAAAGATTTTGTAGTTGCAGAAATTTTAGGACCTATTAGAAAAGAAATAGAACCTAAGATAGAAGCTGAAAATCAAGGGAAAGAATTGACAGATGAAGAAATACAGGCAATTCAACAAAGAATTGACCAAGAATTAAATGCTAAAACTCCAGCAGAGACAAAAAAATATATGGAGAGGGAACATCAGGACCCAGCAGAAGTTATGTCTCATCAATTACTAGAATATTTAATACAAAAAACTGATATTAGAAGAAAGTTTAATACTGCTTTTAAACATTTAAGTTTATCTGCAAAAGAAGCTATGTTTGTAGGGATTTTAAATGGAGAACCAGAAGTATGGAATGTTAATTCTTTAATGATAAATCCAAAAATGTCTCACATCTCTCCTTTTATAGAAGATAGTGAAGCCATGTCAGTTGAGTATAAAATGACTCCTTCTGAAATAATTCAATATTTTGGAGATGAATTAACAACAAGTGAAATAGATAAAATATACTCTCAATACATTATGAGTAATTCAGAAGATGATTTATTTGATGTAGCTGAAATGAATGACAGTTTAGATGGAGAATATAGAGATTATTCTAATCTTAGAGTTGTACATACTTTATGGAAAGCATTAAGAAAACTTGCTTTTCTGACATACAGAGATGAAAACGGTAAGAAGCAAGAAATGATTGTAGATGAAAAATACAAACTTAACCCTGATGCAGGAGATATTAAAATAGAATATGAATGGTTACCAGAGTCTTATGAAACTTGGAAAATTGGTCCAGATATTTATGTACACATGAGACCTATACCAGGACAGTTCAAAGATTTAGACAACCTTCATCAATGTAAATTTCCTTATTATGGAGTGTATGTAGATGATATGAATTCTGTCCCTACCTCTCCAATGGATAGATTAAAAGTTTATCAATACTATTATAATATTGTAATGTATAGATTAGAATTACTTTTAGCATCTGATAAAGGGAAAAAAGTTATGATGAATATTGGAGCTATTCCTGATAGTGCTGGAATTGATTTAGAAAAATGGCAGTACTTCTTTGAAAGTTCTCCATTTATGTGGTTTAATCCTAATGAAGAAGGTACTGGATATGCAGATGTAAACACAATGGCTAAAACTATTGATTTATCTTTAGCTTCTGATATTGGGAAGTATATAGAGTTTGCAGAATACTTAAAAAGACAGGCAGGAGCATCTGTAGGTATTACAGAAGCTGTTGAAGGTCAAGCTCAACCAGGAGATTCTGTTGGAAACAATAGACAAAACTTAATACAAACCTCAAATATATTAGAACCTTATTTTGATATACATAATTCATTTAAGAAGAATGTTCTTACTGCTTTAATAGAAACAGCAAAAATTGCATATTCTGATAAGAAAGCAGTTAAGTTATCTTATGTTTTAGATGATATGTCTGTTAAGGTTTTAGAATTAGATGTAGCATTATTAGATAATTCTACTTTAGGTCTTTTTGTAGCAAACTCAACTAAAGCTGAAGAAGCTATGCAAACTATCAGACAATTAGCTCATGCAGCTATGCAAAATCAAAAAGCTGAACTTTCTGATATTTTATCTGTAATTAGACAAGAAGGTATTGTGGAAGCTGAAGAAACTCTTAAAGTAGCAGAGAAAGATAGAAAAGCTGAGGATGCTCAAAATCAAGAAAGAATTGGTAAACAACAACAAGAGCTTGAACAAATGAAACAAAAAGGAGAGCAACAGAAACATGAGAATGAAAAAGAAAAAATTGTTCTTAAAGAATCTGAAAGAAGAAAAACAGTTATTGCTCAATCAGCTCTTACTGGAATGTCTTTTAATCCTGATGCTGATGGAGATAATGATGGAGAAAATGATTTCTTAGAAATTGCAAGAGATGGGGTAGATGCTGAAATAAAAAGAGGTAAAAACCAATTAGACAGAGAAAAGTTTGAACACACAAAACATGTTGATAATGAGAAACTTAAAATAGAAAAGAAAAAAGTAAGTAATCAAATCAATAAAGGTAATAAAGGAAACGCTATTACACACTAAATAAATTTTTTTAAGATTTATCTTAATTATTATTAATATTTAATTTATATTTGTACCTATGGATGGAAATGAACACACAATGGATGACTTTGCAGGTTTCTTAGAAACTGATATTTCAGATGTTGACTTCTTCGCTGCTGAAGAAGAAGAAACAGAAACTGAAAATGTAAAGGACAAATCTAAAAAGAACCCTGCTTCAGAAGATACTAGTAAGGAGGAGGAAGAGCAAGAAGAGGAAGAATCAACAGAAGATGATTTTTTTGAAGATGCTGAACAAGAAGAGGAAGAATCTGAGGAAGAAGAAAGTGAAGAGGAAGAATCTGAAGAAGAGGAAACTGAAACTCAATCTGGAGACTCAATTACAACCTTAAATCTATTAAAAGGAAAAGGATTTTTAGATTATGAATTAGAAGAAGGAGAAGAATTAACTGATGAGAAAGCATCAGAGATTTTAGAAGATTCTTTAGATAATTTATTTGAAGAAAGAATTGCTGAACTTTTTGAAGATGTTCCTGAGATTGTAAAAGAAATGAATAAGTTTGTATTAAAAGGAGGAGATATTAATGCTTTCTTACAAACTGTAGCAGTTCAAAACACTTCAGGATTAGAAGAAGGAATGGATTTAGAGTCAGAAGCTAATCAAGAGTTAGTTATAAGACATGGGTTAAAAGAGGAAGGATATGATAAAGAGTATATTGATGCTCAGATAGAATTTCTTAAAGATTCAAAAAGAATGAAAAAACATTCTGAAACTCATTATAAAAAATGGGAAACAAAAAATAAAGCAGAACAGACAGCTATTTTAAAATCACAAGAAAAAGCTATTGCAAATGAGAAAGCACAAAGAAGAGCTTTAAAAAATAAAGTTACTACATTTTTAAAAGAAACTGATGAAGTTACTGGCTTTACAGTAACAAAACAAGATAGGAAAGACTTGCCTAACTATATGTCTGATAGAGTTGTCAAACTTGATAATGGAAATCAGATTACAGGAATGCAAAAAGACCTAATGAGAGTT